TGTGCTTCGTGATGATATCAGCAACAGCGTAACAAAGATGGTAGGTTCTCAAGTACAGCGTCAGGTTAACCACTTCCAGCAGACAACTGCTGCCGCAGGTTCAGACTATAAGTTTGATATGCAGATCGAAGTACTTGACGGTGTTAACGCTGGCGCAAGTGAAGTTTGGTTCCTAGAAGGCGCCTTCTTAACCAATGTTGACTACAGTGATGCTGACTATAGCGCAAACGATCCTGTACAGATTACTCTACAGATTCGCTTTGATAACGCAACACACTATCAGGGTGATAACGATGTTAACGGTCGCGTAACAGCCGGTAACCCATTCCCTGAAGCAGTAGCATTTAACGAGCCAGGCACAACAGCTTAATAGGTTAGAGGATAAAGTATAGCGGAGTCTCGACATGGGTTTATTTGATAAACTAGGCATAGGATCAGGACGATCATTTTATGCCCGAGACTTCCGCAATGCTTATCACCTAAGACCTGATACTAATCCTCCTAGACAAAAATTTCAGGGCTATGTAAATTTTATTCTCAATCGAGAATTATTTGCTAGCCTTTTTGGATCAGTTGATAATTCTGTTTTTAGAACTCAGATCAGTAGTTTAGTCCGCAAGGCATCGCTTCCTGATATTACTTTTAAAACAGAAACTAAAAATTCATATAATCGTAAAAAGATAATTCAAACTGGTGTTGATTACGATCCAGTTTCGCTAACTGTTATGGATACAGTTGGCAATGAATGGTTATCATTGTTAATGAATTATTATTCTTATCATTTTATGAATGTGAGAAATAAAACACTTAGAACTGACAGAGATCCTGTTCGCCCAGCTGGTACTTCTACTCTTATGCAAAATTCAGTATTTGGAGGGACAGCAGGAGCACAAACAGCCGCAACCGGAACACCTAATATTGATCAAGAAACAGTATACGATAGTAATGCCTACGGATATAATACTAACCAAGATCCAAATTTCTTTGAAAGAATTGATTTTATTTTATATCACGGTAACAAAGGTGTTCAGTACAGTATTATAAATCCTACGCTTAAATCACTAAAGATGGGTGATATTGATTATTCATCTAGTGATATACTTGAATACGAACTAACATTTGATTACGAAAACTTTGTTCCATATAGCGTTACTAATTTTTCATTAACTGACGCCGACGTTCAAAGATTTGAACAAGGCTATAAATTTGTTGGCCCTGCGTTTGAAGAAGGTCGCAAACCAATTGCAATTGGTACAAAAGAATCTCCAGCAACTCCTACAAGTTTAGATACGTTAGGCGCACCCGCATCTGCCGGCGGCACCGGCGGCAAATCCCGCAGCCGTAGCGGCCAACCAAAGGTAGTAACACCAACAACGCCAACAGCCACACAGCCTACTGCCCCAGGGCAATCAACAACCACAGCGGCCCAACCATCATCTGCTCAAGCGGCAACCGCGGCCACAAGTGATGCTGGCGCAGCAGCAAATGCCAGTCAATCGGGCGGAACATTTAAAGGTGATACGCGAGCTAAACTTCCTGATGTATACGGAGATTCAGCAAGATTTGCAGACGCACTAGGTAAGTCTAAGAAGTCTAGCTTCTTAGAAAATCTAGTTGGTAATGCAGCAGGCGCAGCACTGGGCGCAGCACTTAGCGGTAAAAATGTTAAGAATGCAGTAGTTGGTTCAGTTATCGGAACTAGCGTTAGTGCGGTATCTTCTAACCTAGCTAATAATAGATCTAGACCTGTTAAAGATAGGGGTGTAACGCCTGCTCAACAGGGCGAAACAGCACCACAGAAACCACCGGGCGGTTAATAGATGGCTATTAATAACACATCAACAAATATCAATGGCTCATCTTCAATGTTTGAGACTTTTGGTAATGAAAATAAACAGGTAATTTCTAAGTCTACTCTAATACAGTACTTAGAAAATTCTACTGTAAATTTTCCTTTGCCTGAAGCAAGTACAAATATCTTGGCTGCACTTCGTTCAGAAGACCAAGAAGTAATTGATCCAATGCTGTTAGATCAAGTGATCCGTCATTTGATTATTGCAGGCTTTGAAGAAGCCAATGCAAAAGCTATGGCTGATATTTTAATGCAAACTGCAAAAAAGCAAGGCGTTAATCCATTAACATATTTTGAAATGAATGACTATACCTTACAGTTAACCAACGATACTTATCAAGTATTAAATGCGCTCATGCCCGCGGGTAATAGAATTGGTTTAGTTGCACCTAAGGTTAACAGCAACAACAAACAAGTATATACAGCGAAGTAACATGTCGGCGTTTGCACAAGGTGTTTATACTGTGCAGAACCCTGCAAAGTATGTAGGAAGCAAAGCACCCTATTTTCGCAGCAGTTGGGAATTAACTTTCATGCGTATGTGTGATATGCATCCCAACATTGTAAAATGGGCCAATGAAAGTATCGCTATTCCCTATCGTAATCCATTTACTGGCAAACATGCAAATTACATTCCTGACTTTATGATTCAGTATATGGATAAGGATGGTCGCGAGCATGTTGAACTGATTGAAATTAAACCATCATCTCAGACTACTCTAGAAGCTGCTAAAAGTAAACAACAGCAAGCGCAGGCTATGTTAAACGCTGCCAAATGGGCCGCTGCACAAGAATGGTGTGCTAGAAAAGGAATAAGATTTAAAGTTCTTAATGAAGATCAAATCTTTCAAACTAAAAAGAAAAGAAATCCTAGAAGCCGTATAGCTAAGAAGAAAAAGCAATAAGTAGTGTTATGACTAAGAAATTGGAAGAAGAATTTAATTTACCGCCATTAGATGTAGCATTGAGTGCTGCACAGCCCGCCCAAACTGAAAATCCTATAGCAACTATTCAAACTGTTGAAGATGCTATTACTATCAGTGAAAAAATTAATATGGCACTCAGTGAAGTGCGTGGTATGGAAGCGCATGATGGCGAAATGGACGACATTGCTCGGCAAGCCATAGACAGTTATACTCAGCTTATGGCATTGGGTATGAACATGACAGATATGGCAGCAGGCCCTGTTTTTAATAATGCTGCTCAGATGCTAAAAATTGCATTAGAAGCCAAAGACAGTAAAGTAACACGAAAACTAAAACAAGTTGACCTAATGCTTAAAAAAGCAAGATTAGATAAAGCAAACGGCGTGTCCCCAGAAGAATCCAGCAGTCAATTTGATCGTAACGAGTTACTTAAAATTATCAACCAAAAAGATAAATAAGTGCATAGCTTGACTTAGTCGAGTAATATATTTTAGGAGAAACAAAATGCCACAATCAAAAGGTAATGGTGCAGGCGTTGCAGAATTTGCAACAGGTACACTAATCAGCAGACATAATCTAAAGTTAATCATGGTTGACACAGGTGCAAATCTTCAGACTGAAGATGATGCTACTCGTGAAGCAGTAGAGCGTGCTCTACAGATCATTCAGCCACTAGCATACTTCCTACCATCAAACACAAGTGGTCAGATCCACTGCGTAGTTGACGGTTCACAGTTTGACGAAGTAGCACTAGAAACTCAGCTACAGGCTATCGGTACATCCACCGTTAACAGCTACGACTTCTCAGGCGCCGCTGTAACAGTTGGTACAAGTTTAGTAGTATCTTAATATAATAAGTAGGGCACTTGTAACGCCCGACGAGTAGAGTAATATGGGAAGGGGCTTAGGCCCCTTCCTTTTTGACTAAGATGATAAATAGTTATAACAGGAGTTCATAACTATGCAACTAAAAGAATTCATCGCTGAAAGCTTCAAAAAAGAATACGCATATAGAGTTAAGTTCGCTGCTAACTGCGGCGCCGAGCAAATGACTCAACTTGAAAATGCACTACAGAAATACGGCCTTGTAAGTGCTGCTGCTTGGAAGCGCAGACCAATCGAAGAAAATCCAATGGAATTTGTTCGTGCTAAAGGTGTTAAGTTTGTTTCAGAAGTTTGTGCAACAGATGTAGTTCTCAAGTATCCTGTTAATGAAAGAATTTTAGAAGTATGGTTAGCAGTTAATTTAGGCTTACCACATGAGCGTGTTCTTGTTTATGGTGTAAAAGATCCTCGTAGATTAGAAAGTGAAAATGCTGAAGAGCGTACAGAATTTAATAAAGACCGCGCACCAAAGCAAGAGGAAAGTGTACTTGCTAACGAAGATCAAGAACATTATGGAATGCAGAATCCAGACCTCTACAAAGACGGTCCTTTCTTTGGTGAAGAATTTAACAAAAAGTTTTTAGATGAGCTAGCAAAGATTAAAGCAGAAAAGGGCGCAGATTATTTCCGCAATTATCCAAACAAGGATGAATTGATGGGAGAGGATCTAAAGCCACTTTGGGATACAATTCATAATACTGCCAATATGGGCAAGGGAATTGAGAACAAAGAAGTTGATGTGATTAGTCAGAGTGCTAGAAGGAACTAAGATGAAGTTTTCAGAATTCCAAAACGCTGCAACAACTAATGCGCCTCCAGCTGCCACTCCAGCTGCACAAACAAAAAATGCACCACTAGATCCAAAAACTAGAGCTGGTGCAGCCGCTGTATCGAGAGCATTAGGCGGAAAACCAAATGCAAAATTTGCTCAAGCAATTGATCAAGCAGAAAAAGGTAAAGCTCTAAATCCTTCATTATTACAATCTTTGGCACCGTTTGCTGGTGCGTTAGAAAAGATTTTTGCTGATCCTGCACTAAGAACAAAGTTTTTAGCAATGGTAAAGTTAGTTAAGGCTGTTGAGAATGTTACCGAAGACCAAGACAGCATTGACGCAGTTTCTAGCGCAGTTACTCGCCGCATTATGATGCAGCACACAGACCTACTTGGCAAGTACGGTCCAGTTAAGGTAATGGCTGCTATTAATGATGTGGCAGATTTTGCCGGCAGTGATGGTTTAGAAGAAATTGGTTCAAGCGATGTAAGTATTTGGACCAAGCAAGTTATTCAAGATTTAGAAGCAGGTCATTATGACCGCATGGAAAGCGCAGAACAGCTTGATGAAATTTTACCAGCCATTGGCGCTGCTGTTGGTCGAGCAGTGGTTGGCAGCGGCGCAAGTGCAGTTACTCGTAGTGTAGCTGGCGGCGTTGGCCATGTAGCAGGAACTATGGCGCAAGACGCATTAGGTGATAGCGATGAAGATCCAACTGATGCCGACAGCGAAAATGATGAAGTTGATACAGTAACATTAGATGTTCCTCTATTACTTCGTATGATGGAATACGCCCGTGAAGATGCACAAGAAGATATGGATCTGCACAATGCAGCAGAGCGTATGATTGAATTGTCAAAGAATGGTGCATTAAGCATGGATGATTATGAAAGCATCGTAGGCGATGTTGAAGCATTACCTGCACCAGATAAAGTTGGTGAGGATTCTGGCAAGAGTAAGCAATATATTGAAATTGTCAGTCTATTAGGTCACACAAAGCGTGTACCAGTACATCCACTAAATGCATATAAAGCACTTAATCATTATCGCGATCAACCTTCAACAAAAAGTGCTCGTATAGTATCAGAAGATAATGTTAATGAAGAATACAGTATGTGGAAAGTTGAATTCCCTAAACAACATGCTGGCAAATCAGTTGATGCTGGGGCAGTTCATGTCAAAGCACAAAATACAGCCCATGCACACAAAGTTGCTGCAAAACGAGTTGGAGTAGATCCTGCTGTATTTAAAACAACGGTCACTAAATCATCTATTCTTCCCGAAAACTATTATTCACCGGGTCCAGAGACAATGCCTGGCGCAGTAGGCCCGCAAGAAGATACAAATATTAGTTTTAATCAAACTAAGCGTATTGGTGATTCTAGCGTAACAGTAAGCGCCAATGCTAAGGATATGGAAGAATTGCATCGCATATTGAAGTTAGCAGGTGTTAATTACAATGGCGACGGCGCAATGCAAGAGCCCAGTATGAAAGATGTTGCCGTAGCTCTTGCACCACATGCTCCTGAAGCACCGGCTGAAGAACCATGCGGTTGTGACGATGCTGAAGTTGCTATCCCTATGGTGCCTGGACCAAAGCCACTAGATCTTAAATATACCACTGACAAAACAGCATTAATTAATGCTATTAAAGATAAGCTAGCACAGCGGTTATCATAATATCAGTAAAACTGTTTGTTTTAGTCGCTAAATAAAGATATGCGCGGAACAGCAGATACTAGCCTTGTCAAACCAGCTTATAGTAAAGTAAGCTACACCACCAACACTCTAAAAGAGTTTCAACTATGCTGTCATCCCCAAGACGGCCCTTTGTTTTTTATGACCAACTTTATGAGGATACAGCATCCTACTAAGGGTGGTATTTCTTTTGAACCTTATGAGTATCAGCTTCAACTAATAGAAAATTATAATAACAATCGCTGGTCAATTAACATGCTAGGCCGGCAGATGGGTAAGACTACAGTTGCCGCAGGCTATTTGCTATGGTACGCAATGTTTATACCTGATAGTACTATTCTTGTAGCAGCACATAAACAGGCAGGTGCTAGCGAAATTATGCAGCGTATTCGGTATGCATATGAATCTTGCCCAGATCATATTCGTGCAGGTGTCACTGAATATAACAAAGGTAGTATTACATTTGATAATGGAAGTCGTATTGTAAGTACCACAACAACAGAAACAACTGGTCGTGGTATGTCCCTAACGCTAGTATACCTAGACGAGTTTGCGTTCGTTCCTACTCGTATTGCTAAAGAATTTTGGACTTCACTATCACCTACACTAGCAACAGGTGGTAAATGTATTGTTACTAGCACACCTAACAGTGACGAAGACACATTTGCTATGATTTGGAAACAGGCAAATAATCGTTTTGACGAATACGGTAATGAACGAGATATTGGTGTAAACGGATTCCGTCCAATGTTAGCCGTTTGGAACAAGCATCCAGATAGAGATGATACCTGGGCTAGGGAAGAGCGTGGTCGTATTGGTGAAGAACGCTTCCGTCGTGAGCACGAATGCGAATTCGTTATCTATGAAGAAACACTGATCAATCAGCTCAAGCTAGTTGAGTTGCAAGGGAGTGATGTTAGATATCGCATGGGACAGGTACGCTGGTATAAGCAACCAAGTCCTGCCTACATGTATGTAGTTGCGTTAGATCCAAGCACTGGAACTGGCGGCGACCCTGCTGCTATCCAAGTAATTGAATTGCCCACAATGATACAGGTAGCAGAATGGCAGCATAATAAAACTCCAGTTGAGGGGCAGATGCGTACCATGATGGATATTATGCATTATCTTAAAGATCAAGGCGCATACCAAATCTACTGGACTGTGGAAAATAATACTATTGGTGAAGCAGCATTGGTAGTAATTCGTGATACGGGAGAAGAAAACTTCCCCGGAGAATTCTTAAATGAACCAGTTAAAGTTCAGGGTAAACGATCTCGTAAAGGTTTCCATACTAGTCAAAAAAGTAAAAATGATGCTGCATTGATATTTAAGCGACTAGTGGAACAAAACAGAATTACCATAAACAGTAAACCTCTAATAGGCGAATTAAAAACCTTTATTGCTAAGGGCAATGGCTTTGCTGCTAAATCGGGTGAGCATGATGATTTAGTTATGAGTATGCTTATTGCTATGCGTATGATTAGCTATATTGGCACATTTGAGGACGATGTATACAGTATGGTTAACAGCAGCCTGGGAATTGACGATTCCTTTGGCGGACCTGCAGATGAATACGATGAACCCATGCCCATGTTTTGATAAATAGTATTAGAGGATAATACTATTATGGCAATTGATACTAATGTACTAGCGGAAAAAATCTTTAATATTTTAAAGGGTTTTGGGTACGCTGTAAAAAATTATGATAAGCAAGGAAAGTTGGTTGTAAATCCACAGGAAGCAACTAGATTCTCTGTGTCTGATCCTAATCTTTTAGTACGGTTAGATCTTAATTATGATCTTATTAGTCTAGCGACCAGCGAGGATTTGAGCGAGCATCCTATAAGAAAAATGTTACAGAAGCTTGCAAGAAGTAATCCCCCATTTACTTTTGATTACAAGATATTTGACAAGAAGATCGAGCCAAAAGGTGAAGCAGTTAATATTGCACAAAATTCGGAGAAAGACATGGCAGACGTTATGGAAGGATTTGGTGTGATGACAGGATCAACAAAAACCAGTTATCAACCCCTAGACAACATTAAAATTGTTGTTCGTCATAAGAAGGCTGTTAATGAAGAAGTTCGCGGCTCACGCAGTCGCAACATTCACAGCATTTATATTCAGCGCGGCGAAGAGCGTTTCAAGATGCAGGAGAACAGTTTAAAGGCTGCTCGTGCAATGGCACGTCACTTGTATGCAGGCGGCGAAATGCATGATAGCGTAGGCGAATCAATTACTCAACTAGCAGCAGAATATCGCAAGCTTCAAGAATTTGTGCGTTATGTTCGCAAGGCAAATCTAGTAAACGAATCAAATGAAGAATATGTAACTCTAGCACTAGAGCAAATTAATAGCATTCGTAATACTTTTGAAAAACTAAGCGGTGTAAAGACATACGCAAATACTGTAGAAAGTTTAGAAGACTATCAGAATCTAAGTATTATTGAAGAAGATACAATTGAAATTGAACAAAAGTTTGTAGAAACACATTTTGATAACCGCGTAGCTGATGCTATGGGCGGTATCAAACGAGCAATGGCAAGACAACAATCATACGAGAGTAGAATCAAAAATGCAATTCAGGAAGAAACTTTTGAAGGACTTAAAGACTCATTGCGCGAAAGTGATGTGATAGATTTTGAATCACCACATGCACGACTAGGGCATCAAGTGGCACAAATGGGATACGCTGCTCAAAATCCAATACTAAGCAATCATCTTCATGGCATTAGTAAGAAACTTAACGCAGGCGGCACACTAAATCATTTTGAGTATGGTACAGTTAAGAGCTGCCTACTCAGTGCATCCGAAGCAAAAACTAAAACAATACCGGGCATAACAGAATCGGAACAATACGAAAAATATTTAGAAACATTCGTAATTTAATCAGTAAGTGGTGTATCTTTTCTTGGTCCTGCATAATTAACATTATGCGGGACTTTTTATGACGACATTTATAAGTAGTTATCCTTCATACTTACCAAGTAATGTGTGCGCTAATACATGTAGAATAATTGATGAAATAATTCTTCAAAATCGTGCAAATTATATTGATAATTCGTATAGGAAGGATTATAATATTCGATCAGGCATTCACAGCGAACTGGCAACTATTGAGTCAATGATCTTTGATCGAGTTTATAAAGGTTGGCACAAATACAATAATGTGTATGGTGCTAGCACTGAAAAGTTTGATAAGATTTTTAATCCTATATGGAAATTTCAAAAGTCTGAACCAGGCGGCGGCTTTACTGTTTGGCATGCTGAACAAGCATCGTCAAACAAAAGATTTGCAGCCTGGATGATATATTTAAACTCTATTGAAACAAGCGGCGCAACCGAATTTAAGCATTTTGATCTATCAATTCAGCCTGTAGCGGGAACATTACTTATATGGCCTGCATCTTTTACTCATTTACATCGTGCAGCGGCAGATCTACAAACAGACAAATACATAGCAACTGGTTGGTTTGACTTTGACCGAATCAAATTCCAGTAAACTTCATTTATAGTTTTTAAAAAGATAACTAATAATGTCGGGCATTTAGTGTGTTTGGCATAAATAAAATTGTAGAAAGTCATTGACTTTCCTACAACATGGCAATATAATAAACTACAGTAGCATATTTAGGTATGTTACAAACAAGGCAACAAGGCAACTTAAGGAGAAAACATTATGGCCTCATTAGCTGATATCCGTGCGAAGCTCGCACAAATGGAAAATAAGCCCGGTTCTAAAGATTCAAACAAGACCGCAGGCGACAACGCAATTTACCCGTTTTGGAATATTGAAGAAGGACAAAGCGCAACGCTTCGTTTCCTACCAGACGGTGACCCCAACAACACATTCTTTTGGGTAGAGCGACAAATGATTCGCTTGACCTTCCCTGGTGTTGTAGGCGGAGAAAATAAGCCTGTAACTGTACAGGTACCGTGCGGTGAAATGTACAGCGACAACTGCCCAATTCTAACTGAAGTTCGTCCTTGGTTTAAGGATCCGAGCCTTGAGGAAATGGGTCGTAAGTATTGGAAGAAGAAGTCATATATCTTCCAGGGCTTTGTAACAGAAAATCCGCTAAATGAAGAAAAGCCAGAAAATCCAATTCGTCGATTTGTAATTGGTCCTCAGATTTTCAATATCATTAAGGGTGCGCTTATGGACCCAGATATGGAAAATATCCCAACTGACTATGTAAATGGTACAGACTTCCGCTTGTCAAAGACAACAAAGGGTCAGTATGCAGACTACAGCACCAGTAAGTGGGCTCGTAAGGAGCGTAGTTTAGATGAAACAGAACTTGCTGCTATTGATGAGCATGGTCTGTACGATCTAAAGGACTTCCTCCCAGCTCGCCCAACCGCTGAACATTATAAGGCTATTGCTGAAATGTTTGAAGCAAGTGTTAATGGTGAACTATATGATGCTGCTCGTTGGGGTAACTACTATAAGCCATATGGTGTTGAAGTACCTGCTAGTGCAGCAAGCCCAGCACTTCAGAAGGCTAGTGCTCCAGCAGCAAAGCCTGCTCCAGCAGCAAAGCCAGCAGTTGAAGAAGATGACGAAGCACCTTTCGACACTACTCCAGCACCAAAGGTAGAAGCACAACCAACTCCTGCTCCAGCAGCAAGCGATGGTGCAAAGAAGTCAGCTGATGACATTCTTGCAATGATTCGTAACCGCAAGCAAGCCTAATTAGGAGTAGTATATGCAGAAACCTTTTGATCTGACCAAGTTTCGTACTGGTCTAACTAAAAACATTACGGGTATCAGTGCTGGTTTCCATGATCCAGTTGATTGGATCAGCACAGGTAACCATACTCTAAACTATCTTATCAGCGGAGACTTTAACAAGGGTATTCCGCTAGGTAAGGTATGTGTGTTTGCAGGTGAATCAGGCTCCGGTAAGAGCTTTATTTGCTCCGGCAATATTGTGAAGAACGCTCAAAAGATGGGCTGTCAGGTTGTTCTTTTTGACTCCGAGAACGCACTTGATGAAGAATGGCTCAAGGCACTAGACGTTGATACTAGTTCCGAAAAGCTGTTGCGTATTTCAGTTAGCATGATTGACGATGTGGCCAAAGCCATCTCAGACTTTATGAAAGACTACAAAGTTAATTATGGCTCACTGAAGTATGAAGAAATGCCCAAATTACTGTTCGTAATTGACAGTCTCGGCATGTTGCTTACTCCAACTGATGTTGATCAGTTCCAGAAGGGTGACATGAAGGGTGATATGGGTAGAAAGCCAAAGGCTCTTACAGCCTTGGTTCGTAATACTGTAAACATGATTGCACCTTATCCAATTGGACTAGTTGCAACAAACCACACTTATGCAAGTCAGGATATGTTTGATCCAGATGACAAGATCAGTGGTGGACAGGGCTTTATTTACGCTAGTTCAATTGTAGTTGCTATGCGTAAGCTCAAGCTCAAGGAAGATGATGACGGTAATAAGATTAGCGAAGTGCGTGGTATTCGTAGTGCCTGTAAGGTAATGAAAACTCGCTATAGCAAGCCGTTTGAAAGCGTTCAAATTAAGATTCCTTATGACTCAGGTATGAATCCTTATAGTGGCCTATTGGACATGTTTGAAGCAAAAGGTATTCTTGTTAAGGAAGGCAATCGACTTGCGTATACTTCACCTGTTACTGGTGAAATCATCAAGGAGTTCAGAAAAGGTTGGACCAACAATAAGTTGCAGGTAATTATTGACGAGTGGGGTCAAAATCCAGTCGCTAATACTACAACTGTAGCAGACGCTGATCCCGCTGATTTTGAGCCAACTACGGAGGAATATGCAGATGAGTCCTGAAGTAGTACTTCTAGGAGAAGTTTGGGATTCGGTTAAATCCTTTATCCCAAGAAAAGAAAGACTACAGGCTGCTGAAACACTTGTTAGACTATTTGACGATAATGTAGACATCAGTGATGTTGAATCATTTGTTAATGAATATGACAGCGTGTTAAAGACAGCAGTAGTAAGCCATTTTGATCTTCTATTAGAAGAAGATGGCGATGAAGATGACTGGGAATGTTAACGCATGAGTACCTGGTATAACAAGATAGTAGAAGATCTTAGTGTTATCGTTGATTGCATTGAGTACTTTGAAAATGAGCTTGACGAAGCCAGGTACGAGTGCGGGATCAAGGGCAGTCTGGAAAAAGCCAGTGCTGCCCTCCCGGGCATTACTGAAAAGCGATTTAACCAACTTCAAGAAATTGAAGCAATTCTAGAACATCTAAATATTGAATTACGCAAAGAGCGCAGTAAGGTATTTAGAAAATATTTAGAAAGTTATAATCGTCAATTAAGCAGCAGAGATGCTGAAAAGTTTGTGGACGGTGAGGAGAGTGTAATTACTCTCACTCACCTGACCAACCAATTCAGTCTGATGCGTAATAAGTTTTTGGGTATTATGAAAGGCCTAGATACTAAACAGTGGCAGATTGGTCACATCACAAGATTGCGTACCGCAGGCATGGAAGATATTGTAATTAGTTAATGTTTAGTTAAGGTTGTAATCTATACAAAAACACTAAATAAAATAGTAGGAGATTACTATGTACAAATATATTTTAGCAGCAGTTCTTTCATTTGCAGTAGCAACACCCGCACTAGCAGATCCTAAACATCATGATTATTATAGATCACACAATCACCACAATCACAAAGGTAGCGGCAAATGGGTTGCACCATTAATTGGTGGTATTGTACTTGGTGCTATTATTTCAGATGCTAAGGCTAAAGAACGAGAAAATAATCGCAAAATTATTGTAGTTAAGGAACCACAAAAGCATTGCGAAGAACTTACAATTATTGTGCAAAACCGTTGGGGCGATATTTTAGAGCGTAGAACAGAGTATCGTTGTACTGAATACTGAGTTGACACTTTTCTAAAAAGGTGCTAGTATTAGTATACTTTTGAGGAATTGTGTTATGGCTAAAAAACCTAAAAAACCAACAGTTGCTAAACGCAATCCTGTGGCTAAAAACGCACATAATTTTAACAGAGCTAAGGTATTCAAAGACCGCAAAAAAGAAGCTAAAAATGACAATTACGGACAAGATGACGTAAGTCATTGATTTTATTAGGCCTGCTAAGTTATTGATTTAGCAGGCTTTTTTTATTACCTAAAAAATGGTTGACACTCTCCCTAAAGATGTTATTATATAAATGTAGGGTAAGGAATAAACGATGTTTGCAGCAGTATTAATTCTTGGTGGGGCTTGGGTAGTGTTGAGCAACTTGCTTGACATTCTCGCAGGGCTTACAGGATTTAAAGGATTTGATGCATTCCTGGGCTATTGGGGCGCAATTATTGCCCTTATTGTTATGTTGAAAATTCTTGCCTAAACTGGTTGACAGCATCCTAAAAGATGCTATTATTAATATGTAAGTTAAATGTTGTGGGAGACATTAAATGCAGAAGTTGATTAAAATTAAGCAGGGCAGCTATCGTAATGCTCCAATTTACGATACTGTTTTTCCGCTCGTTAAGCCTATGAAGGTAGGCAAGAAGGGCATGTTTGTTACCGTTGATGCTTCAAACATCCTCGGCACTGATAAGGCAGCAATCCGCGTGTTGATTGAAAATATTGAAGACGTAGAGTACGTCGGCACTGACACTCCTGTGAGTGTTGCTTCTGCGGCACCTGTTGCTGCACTGGTTACTAAGACTAAACCTGCTGCACCAGCAGAGACGCCTGAAGAGGCAATGGATCGTATCCGCAAGCGTTTTGCGATTCTAGACCAAATGACTGACGCTGTTGCTAACGGTGTTGTGCGTGGTCTAATTGTTAGCGGCCCTCCTGGTGTTGGTAAGAGCTTTGGTGTTGAGCGAATCCTCGATGAGTACGAAGCGATGCACAAGCTCGCTGGCGGTAAGGATGCTCGCACTGAAGTTGTTAAGGGCGCAATGAGCCCAATTGGTTTGTTCCAGACGCTGTTTAACAACAGTCGAGAAGGCGACATCCTTGTGTTTGACGACTGTGACAGCATCTTGTTTGACGAAGTTTGCTTGAACATGCTCAAGGCTGTACTGGACTCGGGCAAGAAGCGCACCATTACTTGGAAGGCAGAATCCAACGCTCTGCGTCGCGAGGGCATTCCGGATCGATTCGACTTTAAGGGTGGTTGTATCTTTATCACGAACGTCAACTTTGAGAATGTTCGTAGCAAGAAGATTCAGGATCACTTGCAGGCCCTAATGTCACGCTGCCACTACATTGACTTGGGTATGGATAGTGTAAGCGATCGCTTCCTGCGAATTAACCAGATCGTTAACGACGGCATGCTTGCTGAGTACGATTTTGGTAGTGAGGGCGAGCAGGAGGTTGTAGACTTTATGGTTGAGAAGGCAAGTCTACTCCGAGAGATTAGTTTGCGTATGGTGCTTAAGGTTGCAGACCTTAAGAAGATGGCTCCTGAGAACTGGAAGGATCTTGCAGAGAGCACCTGTATGAAGCGGTTTGCCTAAGCGTTATTCTCCCACAGCGTAAAGGCACTACCCCCCGAGGCAACTCGGGGGGTAGTTTTTATCTATTTTAAGGGCTTGACAAATCCATTGACTGAGTATAAATTAGTATAGTATGCAGAAGGTTACATTAGAAATTCGCGATGAAGTTAATGTTAGGTTTGCGGGACTGGACCCGCGAACTCGTCGCAAGATATCTGATGCAGTAAAGTATTTCTTGCCCTATGCTAGACATATGCCTGCGTTTAAATTAGGACGCTGGGACGGCTGTATTAGATATTGCGATATTGGCGGCCGTACCTATTTTAATCTTTTGGATAAACTACTGCCTCTAGTAGTTGAAGAGGGTTACGATATCGAAATCAACGATATGCGTACCAAGTGGAACTTTGAATTCAGTGCTGTAGATCAATTGGACTATGAGCACATTCCATGGCCTAAGAATCACCCAAATGCGGGCGAACCTATTATACTTAGAGACTATCAAGTAGAAGTAATTAATCGCTTTCTTGATACCCCGCAATGCATACAGCAGATTGCTACCGGCGCAGGCAAGACCATCATCACAGCAGTTCTAAGTCATCGCTGTGAGCCGTATGGTCGAACAATTGTAATTGTGCCCAACAAGGATCTTGTTGTTCAAACAGAGCGTGACTATATCAATTTAGGACTTGATGTTGGGGTATACTTTGGCGACAGAAAAGACTTTGGAAAGACTCACACTATTTGCACATGGCAGAGTCTTGACATTTTGGAAAAGGCAACTAAAGCCGGCACCGCTAATATCACAATTGACGAGTTTTTAGAAGGTGTAGTGTGCGTAATGGTTGACGAAGTTCACAAGGCAAAGGCTGATGTGCTTCGTGATCAGTTAGGCGGCATGTTCCGTAATGTACCTATTCGTTGGGGTTTAACTGGTACCATCCCCAAAGATGAATACGAAGCAGTTGGTTGTGTTTGTGCTATTGGTCCTGTAGTTGGTAATTTAAGCAGCAAGGAACTTCAAGATATGGGTGTGCTTGCTGATTTAGATATTAATATTCTTCAGTTGCAGGACGGCCAATTGGGTTTTAATAGTTACGCTCAAGAACTAAAATGGTTGCTTACAGATCCAACTCGTATAGATCACATTAGTCAAATAATCAACGGACTAAGCACAGGCGGTAACACACTTGTACTAATTGATCGTATCAAAACAGGCGAAATGCTAATGGAGCGTAACTCAGATTGGGTGTTTATCAGTGGCGAGATGAAAACAAATGATCGTCAAAAGGAATACGCTGAAGTTAGTGAAATGAATAACAAGGTTATTGTTGCTACCTACGGTGTTGCTGCTGTGGGTATTAACATTCCTCGCATCTTCAATCTTGTTATGATAGAGCCCGGCAAGAGCTTTGTTCGTGTAATTCAAAGTATCGGCCGCGGAATCCGTAAAGCAGAAGATAAAGATTATGTACAAGTAGTTGACCTTACCAGCAATTTAAAGTATAGTAAGAGACACTTAACACATCGTAAAACATATTATAAAGAACAAAACTTTAGAAACCAAATGACTAAAGTTGAATACAAATGAAAATGACACTGGACGAATATACAAATCTCACTGACACTGATAAAGCCTTTCTAAAACTAGAAGGACGTTGTGTTGGTTGTGGGTGTGATATGAACATGAAGTTCATGAACAGCCCACTCATTGTACACAGCGAATGGTGTAGCTACATCCCAAAACTAACATTTGCTTATAATTGGGACCGCGGTCCTAACAAGATTGTAACAAACAGTTCACGGCAAGGTAAGAGCGTGTTTGCTGACATGGCAAACATTTTAAACAAAACATTTAGGAAGCAATATGAAAATACTAACAGTTGATAACAAACCCTATGATTTAGATACTGTACCAGATGAAATTGAAGACGTTCGATATTGTGTACTTGATGCAAGCGATCCAACCTACATCGACTATTACTTTCTTCCTTTGATCTTTCTAGAGAGCTTTCATGCTCCTGCTATCTGCCTACAAATAGGCAAACATAGTTTGCAAATGCCCATGGATTGGAGTATTGTAATTTGTGATGAGGACTATACTGCGGTAGAAGTTATTCCTTTAGCAAGTTTAAATAATCGAGGATTTCGTTGTCTAGC